GTTGCAACGATTTTGATTGGAACGGGAGTAGCTTACATCGGCGGCAATGTATGGCAAAAGCAAATACAAGCCAAGGAACGTGAACAATGACCAAGTTTTATTTAATAGGCGGCGCGGTTTGCGCCGTAGCGATTTTTGTTTTGAGCCTGGTCATTCGGCACTTGAATTCAGAGCTGCGCGTTTTGAAGTGCAAGCTGGAGGCCACGGAAAAAGCGAAGAACGAATACGCGGCGCAAGCGGCAAGGCTCGCGAACGCGGTTGACGTTTTGAAAAAAAACAAGGACGAAGCGAATGAAAAGATTAACGCTCTTGATAGCGGCGACAGCGTTGACAACGCTATTGGCGTGCTGTCAAAGCCCAAGGGTTGAATACATCGACCGCCTTTATGTTCCGCCGCTGGCGTTTCCGATTTTCCCGGAAGCGGAATGGGCGGAGCGGAACAAAGAGGCGCGGAGCGTGACTGTTCCAGAGGAATGGTTTGTAAATATGGCTAGGTTCAAGATTCTCTATGAGGAGCTTGAAAAAAATTATAACGGAATTAAGGAGCTTGAAAGCTCCGAGGAGAAAAAATGAGCAAAGTATTTGCAATTATCGGCGCGGTATTGTTTGCCGTTGGCGTTGGAATCGGCTTTTTTGGCAACTTTCCGCTTGCGGACGCTGTCGCGATCGCGGTGGACTCTTTTGGCTTGGCGGCCTTGATTGTCGCCACAGTTAAAAAGGCCAAAGACGAAGGCCGCTTTAACTGGATGACAATCGTCGTCATTGTTTTGTCGGTCGTTTCCGGCGTTTTGCTTTGTTTGGGCGGCTTGCAGTCAAACATTATTGAGACAATCGGCGGAGCGGTCATCGCGTTGCTTACTATTATTTTTGGCATTTGGAAAGCGACAAAAAAATAAAATTGGAATTTGGGCCTTGCAGGAGACTTTCCCCTAGCGAAAAAAACTTGGTTTTTGCCATGGCTTTTGCAAGGCCTTTTTTAAGGATTTGAGAAAATGCGCTTGAGCGAATTTGTTTGCAAAAACAACGGAAAAAAAATCGATTACGACAAGCACTACGGCGCGCAATGCGTTGACCTTTACAGGCAATATTGCGCGGACGTTTTGGGCGTTAAGCAGTCGCCGCCGGTTATCGGGGCAAAGGACTTGATTGACAATCCAGGCGAATTGAATGTAATGCGAGACTTTCCGCTTGCGGACTACACGCCGGGCGATGTTTTGGTTTGGGGAGCGACGGACAAAAACCCCTACGGACACGTCGCGATTCTTTTGGCGAATTGCGGCAAAAACTTTATCGTCTTTGAGCAAGACGGATTCAAGCAGGACGGAGCGCGGCTGGCATTAAGAGGCCGCGAAAATCTATTGGGCTGTATGTGGCAGGGGGCAAGGAATGGGAATGCAGCTTGAAGACCCCAACGAAGTCGCGAACGTAGGCGGCCGCGACTTTTGGATTATCACTTTAAGAAACGACAAGATTTTGCTTGACGGCCTTAACCGCGCGATTTTCGCCTTCACTTCGACAAGCGGCGCGGACGGCGTTCAAGAATACACGATTGATTCCGGCCAAGACCGGCAGACTGTAAAGAGAACTGACCTTGCGACGCTTTACGCGCGCCGCGATAAATTGATAGACGAAATTAACAGGATTGAGCGGGCTTTGAATGGCGGCGACCATTGGAAGCAAGTCATTCCGGGATATTGATATGGGCGAAGGAACTTTGGACAATTACGGCGCGGCGTTGAAAAAAATCGCCGTCAAAGCGCTTGGCGATTATTACGGCGGCGACTTTTGGAACGGCTCGAAATTTTTCGGCTCGCTTGGCCCGGTGAGCGATTGGACTTTTGTTGACTATTGGAAGCTGCGAAAACGCAGCGCCCAGCTTTTTAGAACGAACCTTTACGCCAAGGGCGTTATCCGCCGCTTGGTTTGGAACGAAGTGCACACGGGAATAGTTGCCACGCCAACCCCCGTGGGCGCTATTCTTTTTCCGCAACTTGGCGAAGTAGAGCGCGAGGCTCTGGCCGTTCAATACGGCGACAAAATCGCCACGCAGTTTGACCTTTACGCCAACACGCCCGCCGTTTTTGATTGGAGCAAAAAAGAATCGTTCGGGGCTTTCCAGGAGCGCGTCCGCATGGAAAGCCTTATAAGCGGCGACGGCATTATCATTAGCCGCATTGATCAAAACACGAACCTTCCGCGCTGGCAATGGGTCAACGGCGACCATATAAGAACGCCCGACGTTTACAACTTGCGCGAAGGGCACTACATCAAGCATGGCGTTGAATTTGACCGCTGGGGAAAAAAGGTTGCCTTTTATGTTCGCTCGCAGATTGGCGAGGAATACAGCTTTGAGCGCATTCCCGTTCGCGGAGAGAAAAGCGGAAGGCTCATAAGCTGGATGGTTTACGGCAGCGAGCACTTTGTTGACGACGTGCGCGGCGAGCCGCTTTTGAGCGATTCAATCTATATGCTAAAGGACTTGGACAGGACGAGAGACGCGGAAGTCCGGGCCGCTTTGGTAAACGCGATGATTCCGCTTTTCCTTGAAGAAGCCCCAGGCGAAATAAAGACATACGGCCCGGCGGACTTGGCCCGCTCTATGGGCGGCGGAGCCGTTCCGGCGCAGGGAGCGGCCGGAGCGATTCAAGGCGCTCCGCTTCCGCCCAACCCGGACGGAGCTTTGCCAGCGAATTACGGCCCGATACTCAATCCGCCGACAAATCAGATTGACATAATGAATCCGGGAACTGTCTATAAGACCCCCGCCGGCGGCAAAATTCAAAGCTTTCAAACGAACCGGCCCAACGTCAACTATTCCACTTTTGAAAAATCAGTCATCGCTGTTTTGGCTTGGTCGAAGGGCATTCCGCCGGAAGTCCTTATGCTTGAATTCGGGAACAACTACAGCGCGAGCCGACAAGCCAACAATGAATTTGAAATTTACCTTGGCCGCTTTGTGAAAAAATTCGCGGGCGACGTGACGCAGCCGATTTACAATTCTTGGCTCACGCAGATGGCTTTGACCGGGCAGATTGATTTGCCCGGCTTTGTCCGCTCTTACGGAATGGCGGACGCTTGGCGAATCGTGAGCGCTTGGCAGCAATGCTCTTGGACTGGATTGAACAGGCCAAGCGTTGACAGGCTTAAAGAGGCCAACGCGAGCGAAAAGCTCTTGGACAACGGCTTAACGACTTACGACTTGGAAGCCAGGCGGCACAGCGGAATGTCATTCTTGCAGGTTATGCAGACACAAAAGCGCGAGCGCGAGCTTATGGCCCGCATGGACTTTGTTCCGCACACTCTTGAGAACAACAACGGCGAGCCAGCATACAACGTCGGCGCGGAAGAAGAAGAAAACGAATAACTACTTACGTAAGTAGTTAAGGATAAAACGATGGCGACAAAATATCAGGTTGCGACAGAATTTTCGATTCTTGACAAGGCGAGCGCCCAACTAAAAAAAATGAGCGCGGCAGGAAGCGCCGTCGGCGGAGCGTGGAATAGAAGCGTGGCCGCCGCCCAGGCTCGCGTTGACGCTTTTGGCCGGAGCGTGGCCGCCGCCGGAAAGATGGCGGTTGGAATCGGAATCGGAGCCGCTGCCGCCGGACTTGTCGCGGCTACAAAACAATACGCGGATTTTGAAGGCTCTATTAGGTCGGCAGGCGCGGCTTTTGGCGTTGCTTTTATTAAAGCCGACAATTTTGAACAAAAATTAAAAGAAATGGAAGCGGCTACAAGAGCGGTCGCCGCCGCTACAGAATTTGACGCTACGCAAGCAGGCAAAGCGTTGGAGACTTTGGCCAAGGCGGGCGTAAACGCAAGCCAAGCCGTCGGGCTTTTGCCTGGCGTAGCCGACCTGGCGACCGCCGCGGGTGTGAACATGGACGATGCCGTCGCCTTGGCGATTGGAAGCCTTTCAACATTAGGAATGAAAAGCAAAGACCCGGCGCAATTAGCCGCGAACATGACGCGGCTTTCCGACGTTATGACTTATACCGCAAACAGCGCATATATGAGCTTACAGGATGTTGGAGCGGCAATTTCCGCAACAGGCAGTTTTTTCACAACGGCGAACAATGACCTTAATGTTTTTAGCGGCAGCCTTACAGCTCTTGCGAATCAAAACATAAGAGGCGCGGAAGCTGCAACTCATTTGCGAAACATTATGGTAAATCTGTCTTCGCCAACTGCGGCGGCGGCGAATGCGTTAAAAACAATGAACATTCAAACGGCGGACGCGGAGGGCAACCTTTTGCCGCTTCCAAAAATCATCGGACAGATGAACAAGGCGATGGCCGGAATGGGCGACGTTCAAAAAACAGCGCTTAAATACGCAATTTTTGGAAAACAAAATATCGCCGCTATTGATGCGATGCTTAACACCGGCGAAGACGCTTTGAACAAATACGCCCAGGCGGCGGCCAACTCAATGGGCGCGGCTTCGGCGGCAGCGGGAGTGATGCGCGGCGGCCTTATGAATCAATTCAAAGTGCTGCAATCAGCCTTGACGGAATTAGGCTTTAAATTTGTCGAGGCGTTCAAAGGCAAGGGCAGCGACGCAATCCGGCAGCTTACGGAAGCCGTGTCAAACTTTGACCCCCAGCCGTTGATTAACTCGCTAATAACCGCCGTCGATGTTGTAAGCGGCTTTGTAAAGGCGGCTTGGGCGATGCGCTATGTCATCGGCTCTCTTGTCGGCATTTTTGTTTTGTGGCGGACTTTAAATGATGCGGTTGCGATTGGAATCAAAGTCTACACGGTTGCGACGAAAATAGCGACCGCCGTTCAGATGGCTTATGGAATAGCGATAAAAGGAAGCGCGGCGGCGACATCCGCTTTAGCGTTTGCGAGCCAAAAAACAAAAATCGCCGTCGCCGCTTTATCAGCGGTTATGAAAGGTGCCAGGTTTGTCGCCTTGGCTTTGAACGCAGCTTTTGCCGCCAACCCGGTTGGTTTGGTTATTGCCGGAATCGTTCTTTTGGTCGGAATCATTCTTGTTTTGACAAACAAGTGGAAAGCGGTTACGGACGCCGTTGACGGATTTTTCGCGAAGATAAGAAACATGACAGGAGTCGGCGGCGCGATTTTGAAATTTCTTGTTACGCCTTTTGAAACGGCGTGGAGAATGATTAGAAGCGTCTTTGACATTTTCGCGGCCTTCAAAGCTGGCGGATTTTTGAACGGCCTCAAAATGATTGGCCTTGCGATTTTGCAATGGTTGGTCGCGCCTTTGCAGGGAATGCTTCAAGCCTTGTCTTTTTTGCCTGGCATCGGAACTTTAAGCGAAAAAATGAACAACTGGTTTGACACGACGCGCCAAAACCTTTTAAATGGCGGCGGCCTTCCGAAAACGGAAGAAGACGAAGCGGCCGTTGCCGGAGCGGCTCCGACCGCATCAGCGGCCGCCGCAAATAGTTATTCGCGCGAGGAAAGCGTAACGACTAGCCGCGTTGAAGTCGGACTAGCGGACGGCTTGGAAGTCAAGAACGGCTCCGCCGCCGCTCCGAATTTTACGCTTAACACGGGAGGCAGGTAATGGCATGGCAGGATGAAATCGGCGGAGCGTCTTACACGGCCCCCAGCGGAAAAAAAATAGAATTCAATTACGATTCAAGATTGAGCCGCAAAACGCCGTTGAAGACGGCGGAGAACACTTTTCCGGATGTTGACGGAGCGGAAATTCAGCCGCTTGGACTTGGCGGCAAGAAATTTCCGATGACCGCTATTTTTAGCGGCGGCGATTGCTTGACGCTTGCCAGCGAATTTGAAGACGCGCTTTGCGAGCGCGGCGTTGGCGTTTTGGAGCATCCTATTTATGGCAAAATCAACGTCGTTCCTACCGGCGACATTGAGCGGAGCGACGACCTTGTTTCTTCGTTGAACGAAAGCCGTGTCAAAGTGACTTTCGCGGAGACGATTGTCGATGAGAGCTTCCCGGACGGCGAAGTGGCGGCGGTTGACGAGCTTGAAGCGGCGGCGGAGGCATACGAAGACACCGCAGCGGAATCGTTCGCGGACATGATTGAGACAGCGAGCATTGACGACCAGCTTGACCTACAGGCGACGCTAAAGGCGCAAATTGACGCGATCAATCAAGGAATCGCGGACATCATGGAAGACGTGAACGCTTTTAGGGAAGAAACGAGAAAAATTTCAAGGGAAATTCAAACAGTAAAAAACACGCTTAACAAAATGATTGGAACTGTTGACGTTATGGTCGGCAGCGCTATGGAAATCGCAACGGCGATGATTCAGCTTATAAGACTTCCAGGCGAACTTGTAATGGGAGCGATGGCCAAAATCGAAGGCTACGCGACAATCGCGTCAAGCATTTTGAACACAATCAAACGCGACCCGGTCGGAGCGGCGGCGATAAAAAATCAATACGCCGCTACCAGCGTCGCTTTGGGCGGCATCGTTTCCGCCGTTTCTTATGGCGTGGCAAAAAGCGCGCTTGACGCGAGCGGCAAAACGGAAAAGAACGGCTCAACGATGGCCAGCGTTTCAAGCGGCGGCTTTGCCAGCAGAAGCCACGCTTTGCTTGCCGCCGATTCTATCGTAGAAATGTTTGAGACCTACAAAAACTACATGGACAGCCAAACGGCAAAAGACGCTTTCGTTGACAGCGGCGAAGGTTACGCCGCGCTTTTGGAAAACGTCACGGCGGCGGTCAAAATCATTCAGACGGCATCCTTTAGCCTTCCGACAACTAGAATTTGCAAGCTTGGCCGCGACCGCCAAGTCATTGAATTGCTTTGCGAGCTTTACGGCGCGGACGGATTTTCGCGCCTTGACGAATTCATCATGGACAATAAATTGAACGCGGACGAAATTGTCGAGTTGCCTATGGGCCGGGAGATAAGATATTATGCGTAATTCCTGGACAGTCGCTCCAGGCGACACGCTTTCAAAAATCGCGCAAAAGTCTTACGGAGACCCGGCGCAATGGCCAAAGATTGTCCGCGCGAATCCGCAATTATCGGCGCGGGCCAAGGCTATTGACGGAAGCCCCTTAATTTTAGTCGGCGATGTTTTGGTCGTTCCGCAGGAAGCGGATTTAAGCGCGGAAGACACGGCGGCCGCCCAAAACGTTTCTTCGGTCGTTATGAACGAAACGGCGGCGCAAGACTTTTCGCTTAAAATCAACGGAAAGAATTTCACGGGATGGACAGGTTGGACGCTAGTGGAAAACGTTTCCGGCGTTGACGGATTTTCTGTCGCGTCTACATGGAACGAAAAGAACGCGGAACAAAAGGCCGCGTTCATGCCTTTTTCGTTCGCGGAGACGGAAGCAAGGTTTGAGGGCGGCTTGATTTTCAAGGGCCGCATAATGCCTGCGACCCCAGCGGTAGGGCCACAAGCCCAAACGATTACTGTGCAAGGCCAGCCGCTTTGCGGAGCGTTGATAAATTCAGACCTTCCGCCGTCTTTGTTCCCGGCGGAATTCAGCGGCTTGAACTTAAAGGAAATCGCGAAGACTGTTTGCGGGCCTTTTGGCGTTTCCGTTAAATGCGAATCAGATGTCGGCGACGCGTTTGACAAAGTAAGCGCCGAAGTTGACGAAAAGGCTTGGGATTTTTTGCAAAAGCTCGCAGACCAGCGGGGCCTTTTTTTGACCAACACGCCGGACGGAAAGCTTTTGATTTACAAGCCGAAAATCGAAGACGTTTCCGCAAGCTTCAAACAAGGCGAGACTCCGTTTGTGTCATGCGTTCCGCAATTTGACGGCGAAAAGATTTACAGCCATATAACAGGATGGACAAAGACGACAGCGGAAAACGATTCCGAAAAATACACGTATGAAAACAAGTCTTTGACCAAACGCGGAATTTTGCGCTGCCACGGCGAAGCCATTGAAGACGCTACGGGCAGCTCGCTTGAAAATTCCGTCAAGGCCTTGGCCGGAAAAATGTATGCGAATTGCGTAAAGTATTCTTTGACTGTCAGCAAAATTAAAGACGCGGACGGAAAGCTTTACAGAAAAAATATGGCTGTGAGCGTATTGGCTCCAGGAGCGGGCATTTACCGCGAGACCAAGTTTTTGGTTGACAGCTTGACTTTATCGCGCGACGACCGTTCCGGCGAAAAAACCGTATTTACTTTGGTTTTGCCGGAATCCAGGAACGGCGATTTGCCGGAGGCGTTCCCGTGGGAAGAATAGGAAAGCTCATTAAAACGGCGATTGACAAATACATCGTGCAAACGGTGGAAGCGTATTTAGGCGCGAACATCACGGCGGAAACTTTCGCGGCAAGCGGCGACGATTCGCCGCCTTTGGCCGACGACCGCATTGTTTTGGTAAAGATTGACGGCAGCGGAAACTTCGCCGCGATCGGCGTTTTGACGGAATCGCAGGGAGCGAAGCCCGGCGAAAAGATTTTATTTTCGCGCGACAAGAATGGAGAAGTGCAGGCCGCCGTCAAGCTTTTGGGTGACGGAAAAATTGAAATGATTAGCCCCGATGATTTTAGCCTTGAGGGTAAAAAATTAAAGCTTAAAGCGGACGAAATAACAATCGAAGGGCAGACGACGGAATTGAAGGGCGGAAGCGTAAAGTGCAAGGGAACGGCAACGCCGGACGGAACGGGATGCTTTTGCGGCGTTCCTTATTGCCTTTACACCGGCGCGCCGCAGACTGGAAAAAACGTAAGCAACGCATAGGGAGGCTTTTATGGCATTGAACGGAACGACGCTTGGCGACGCGATCGCCGATTGCATAATCGCGGAAAACGCGCCCGCCGACATGAAGGCGAAAATAAAGGCGCAATGGGAAGACATAGGCAAGGCGATTGTCAAGCATTTTGTTGACAATTTGGAAGTGAAGATACCAAGCGGCAGCGTAATCGTCGCCGTTAGCGGCGGAAGCGGCGCTCCGGCGGTTGGAACTCCCAACCCCGACCCGCTCGCGACGGATGTTCAATAGGAGCTGGAAAAATGGCAGACGACAAGAATGTTTTTGAAGGCGACGTTCTTTTAAAATCGACGCTTGACGGCGGCGACATTGTTTTGGAAGACGGCCTTATAAAAGATTGCAGAAATTTTGACACGGCGGTTTTGCTTTCGCTTTTTGGCGGCAACAAAAAGGACTTGAACGCGCGGCCAAAGGAAACTTGGTGGGGCAACCTTGTTCCAGGAACGAAAAAAGTCGAGTGGATTCAAAGCGAATTCGGCGCGATGGTCGAAGGCCTTCCGCTCACTAGCGGAAACTTGCGGGCCGCCCAGGCGGCCGCTGGCCGTGACTTGGACTGGATTAAAAAAGAAGCCGGAGCGGACAAAATCAACGCGAGTTTGAAGGCGGTAAACGCGGCCCGCGTCAATTTGTCTTGCGAAATAAAAAAGAACTCCGCCGAAATCGGCGGCGGTCAATATGAAATGCAATGGCAGGGGGCTTTGAAATAAAATGGCATATGAAAATAAAACTGTAGATTACGTTTACAATTTATTGATTCAATCTTTTCAAGAAAAATTCAACAACCGGCTTAGGCTTTTGCCCAAGTCGTTTATTGTCATTTTGGCGAAGGTTTGCGCGGCGGTTTTTGTCGTGCCTTATAAATTGGCCGGATGGTTTTATTTGCAGCTTTTCCCGGACACGGCCAGCTTTGACAGCGTGAACGTTTTGGGCCACGAATTGCGGCCGCTTGTAAAGCTTGGAAACCTTTTCGGCGTTGGAGAGCCAACCAGCGGCCAGGCTTGGGAAGGAATCGTCAAAGTCACGGTCGTCCGAGAGGGCGAGCCGATTATGCTTGGAACGCAATTAAAGAGCGACATCACGGGCTTTGTTTACGTCGTAAGCTCTACGGTTACGACGGAGGGCCAAACGGTTGACGTTCCCGTTTATTGTTCGGAATCCGGGGCCGTCGGAAACCTTGCGGACGGCGACCCGATTAAGTTTGTATCCCCCCTGGGCTTTGTCGAACAAGAAGCGGAAGTCGATTCCACTACAAAAGCGGGAATTGACGACGAAACGGAAGCGCATTATAGAACCCGCGTCGTCAACAGATACTCGAATCAGCCGCAAGGCGGCGCGCTGTCGGACTATCGCATTTGGTCGTTCGATGCTCCGGGCGTTTTACAGACTTATCCTTACAACGGCGAAAACTCACCGGGCGACGTTGAAATTTATGTCGCGGGAACTACGGACGTTTACCCGAACCGCGTTCCAGGCCGCGAGCTTTGCGTGGCCGTCGGCGAGGCTTGCACGTATGACCCCGAAACGGGAGCGGCCAACCGCAGGCCTTTGACGGCCATTCTTGACCCGAACAATGACGGAACTTATTTGAACGTCAAGCCTGTTTCAATCGTCACCGTTGACGTTGCGGTTACAGGCGTGACCGGCGTTGACCCGTCCGACTTTGGAAGGGAATTCAAGAGCGTCGTCGAAACCTATTTGCTTGGCCGCGAACCTTACATCCGCGGATTGAGCGACGACAACAACCGCACGAATTACGTGCAGACTAACGCTTTGATTGCGCTCGCAAATTCTGTCGCGACAGGATTGAAGGCGCAATTCGGAACGGTTGAAATTTCTATCAACGAAGAAACCGTCGCGAACTACACGCTGGACAAAGGCGAGCTTTGCGACCTTGGAAGCCTTTACGTCAACGGAGTGGAATATGAGGAGTAGTTTTTTTGACGCGATTCGTTCCTTGCTGCCGTCGTCTCAGACTTGGAATTTGTCGCAAGAAAAAAACATGAGAAAGCTTTTTGAGGCGATGGCCGTTTTGCCGGAAGACTTGCGGCAAGAAATCGAAGGCGTTTACCTTGACTATTTTCCGGAAACGACGCGAAGCCCGGAACGATGGGAAAAGGTTTTTCAAGTCGTTTTCACGCAAGCGGAATTGGAATTGCGCAGGGCCGCTTTGGCGGGTTTGTGGCAGATGAACAACGGCGGCGGAGCGGCGATTTTCTTGCGGCAAGTTTTGCAGGAAGTATGGCCGTCCTTGCAGCTGGTCGAAAACATTCCCGTCGGAAATCCACGTGGCCCTAGCGCCGTAAACTTTATGGTTTGCGGAAACGAAACGGCTTGCTGCGGAAACCGCAAAGCTTGCTGCGGCTACAGAATCGGCGACGGAGACTTTGAAACGACAATCATTAGAAACGACACCGCGTCAAGCTACACGATTCCCAACGACCCGGCTTGGTGGGGCTATTGCTTTTATCTTTGCGAAAGCGTTGTCCGCGACAGCCGAGGCGTTATCATTTACGTAAAGAGAATTGAAATCCCAGCGATTTATAAAAATTACATCGAATATTTTATTTTAAGGATGAAGCCGGTGCAAAGCGTCGCCGTGCTTGCTATTAAATGGATTTAAGGAACTAAAGAAAAGGAGATAAATTATGTTCAAGATTGACGAAAACTATTCAGACTATTACGGAACCGACCCTGTTAAATATCCAGGCGGTTGCGCCATTAATTCTAGCGGCGTTGACACTACGGACGGAACTCCCTGGCTAAAGAAAATGTTCGACAACTGCATTGGTTGGATGCAGGCGCTTTACATCAAAGCTTTTGGGAACTTGAACGGCATATCAAACGACGCGGAAAACTGCCAAACTTCGGACGTTGTTCGCGCTTTGGAAAAAATTCAAACGGACAACAATACGGCGGAGCGGGCAACAAGCGAGGCGGCCTATTTCAAAAAAACAGGCGGCGCGATTAGCGGAAACGTTTCCATTGACGGAACGCTTGCGGCCAAGGGAACGACCATCAACGGAACCCTCCAGGTAGAGGGCGACATCATTCAAGACGGCGAATCGTATGAAACGCACGCGGAAAAGATTTATACAAAAGACGATTTGATTGTCACCCGCGACGGAGCGGTCGGAGCTTTGGGCGTTGACGAATATTCCGGCTACATCGTCCGCCTTGCCGACGGAACGAAGGACGTTGCCGTCGTAGTAGACAGGAACGGAAACGCCCGCGTCGGCAATTACAACCTTGTTTTTGTCTATTCAAGCGACGGCGTGAATTTCTACAGCGACCCGGATATGACAGACCCGGTTACAATTCCCGCCGGAAAAACTCCGCGAGCTGTCAGCGGCGAGCCCAACCGCTATTACTATGCCAACTTGGACGACACGGAACCGATTGCGACGCGCGACGACGAAGCGAACATGGCGGCGGGCAAATTGACAAAATGGAACGCTCTTGCTAAAAGGATTGAGACGACGCCTTATTCAGACGGCGACCTTGCAGCTTTGATTGCCGCCGTAGCCGGATTGGAAGCCCAGGGCAACTTGGACACGCACGGCGGCGTGTTGGCTCCGACACCGCGATGGCTGCGCTTTGACCCGCAAGACAAAAAATCGCTTGTCATCAAAGCCCATACTATCATAAAGGTCGGAAATCATATTTTCCAAGCGGACAACGACACAAGCTTTGATTTGTCAACTTACTTGTCGGCGGCAGGAAAGGACTATTTTGTTTATTTGGATTGGGCCAGCGTGGGCGATCAAGATTCTTGGTCTTTATCGGCCAGCCAAACGAAAAGCGCGGATTCAGACGCAAGCCGATACATTGGCCGCTTGCACACCCTTTGCGCCGCAGTTGCGTCCGGAACGGAAATGGAAGACGCTGCGGCCCCGTCAAGCGGCATTGTGGTAGGCGACGATTATTTGGTCAAGCCTTATACAGACGCGGACGCGGATTTTAAGGAATTTTATACAAGGACGGTGACCGCCGTTGTCCAACAGACTTATTACGACAAAATCGTTTGCGAGCATCCGCTGGCGGGCTTTGCAGCTGGCGACATTCTGCCGGAAAGCGTTTGGTGCTTGACTTGGCGGCCCGACACGCTTATTGAAGACGGAATGTTTTATGAAAAGAAGGTCGATTGCGCTGTTGACATTTATTTGCAATCGGGTCGCGGAGCTGGAACAAGAAGCGCGTTCGGCGCGTCAACGACTAGAAGCCGCCAGCAACAAAATCATCAAGCCGATATGCTTACGGTTGGAAAAAGACTGTTAGACGACGATGAATTTACAGCGGCAGCACAAGGAAGCAATGAAAGAACGTCCATTCAAGGAACTGCCGAAGCGTCCATCCAAACGACTGGCGGCCACGTGGACACAAACGGCCGGCGAATGGTTAGCGCTGGCGGCGGCGAAGATTTATGCGGCGGCGTTTGGCAGTGGTTGCGCGACGTGTCAGCCAACGGAGGAAGCGGTTGGTCTACATACGACGGTCACGCCACTTTTGGGCAAACATATGGAGCTTCTTACGCGCTCCTCGCGGGCGGCAATTGGGACGACGGGTCGTCTTGCGGTTCGCGTGCGCGGCCTGCGAATGGCGCGCGCTCGGATGTGTATTCGATCATCGGCGGTCGCGGTTCGAGCCGAGTTATACGGGGGCTTTAAATGGCGGAAACGGAAGCCGCGATTCCGCAAATTGGAAGCTTGGTAAAAGACACGGCGTTGGACGGCGAAAAAGTCCGCGTCGATGAAATTTTGAACAAAGAAATCGTCGTATGCGGCTTTAAAATCACCGCAAGCAAATACAAAGACAAGGGCTGCGGCTATTGTTCCAAGGTGCAATTTTACTTCGCGGACGACGCTAACAAAACGCGGAAAGTTTTCTTTAGCGGTTCGGGCGTAGTGAAAGAACAGCTGGAAGAAGCCAAGGCCGCCCTTGACAAAACAGAATCGCCGTTGCTTTTCAAAGCGACGGTTAAGAAAGTTGGCAATTATTATTCCTTCGTGTAGGGAAAAATAATTTAAGGAACGGGTTTAAAATCGGCGCTCATCGCGGGCGGCAATTGGGACAACAGGTCGTCTTGCGGTTCGCGTGCGCGGAATGCGAATAACGCGCGCTCGAATGTGAATTCGAACAACGGCGGTCGCGGTTCGATACGGGATAAAGTGAACGGCATAACTCCCATGCCTTACGGCTTACTCTCGGCTGAATCCGTTTCTTTGGCATGAGCCAAAACACAAAGCGGAGCGGCGGCTTGTCATGGTAGCGAAAGCGAAAAGTCAAGCCGCCATTTTTTTGAAATGAAAACTGTCAATCATCTTTGGGAAAAATTCATCAGCGCGGAAAACTTTCAAGAGGCATACAAGAATTCAATCAAAGGAAAAAGCAGCCAAAAACAAGTCAAGCGATTTAAAGTCAATGAAAAAGAAAACTTGGAGCGCGTCCGGCTTCTTTGCGCGAGCGGCAAATTCAAAACTTCTAAATACAGAATGATGACAATTCACGAGCCGAAAGAACGGATAATTTACAAGCTTCCTTATTGCCCGGATAGAATTGTCCAGCACGCCGTTATGAACGTCTTAAAGCCTATTTTTATTCGGTCGTTCATTAAAGACACTTACGCTTGCATTGAAGGTCGGGGCCAGCATAAGGCAAGCCGTCGGTGCAGCGAGTTTGTCCGGCGGAACGCTTATTGTTTGAAATGCGACATAAGAAAATTCTATCCGTCAATCAATCAAAGGATTTTGTCGAACAAGCTGCATCGCAAAATTAAGGACGCGAAGTTTATGGCGCTGGTTGACGGAATCATTTTCAGCTTTCCGGGCGGAAAGAATTGTCCTATCGGCAATTATTGTTCGCAATGGTTCGGTAATTATTATCTTTCTTTTTTGGATAATTACATTAAACACGAATTGAAGTGCGGCGATTACGAACGATTTTGCGACGATTTTATTTTGTTTTCCAACGACAAAAAATATTTAAACGATTGCCGCGAAAAAATCCGAGCGTTTCTTAAAGAAGAATTGGACTTGGAATTTTCAAAATGCGACTTATTCAAAACAAAGCAGGGCGTTGACTTTTGCGGTTATCGTCATTTTGGGAAATACATTTTATTGCGGAAGTCCACAGCCAAAAGAATCAAAAGGCGTTTTAAAAAAATCGCGGCCGCTGGCGTTTTGTCAGAAAGCGACAAAGGCTCTATCGCGAGCATGAACGGATGGCTAAAGCATTGTTGTTCCTGGCACTTGCGACAAAAACTTGAATTCGATAGTATTTCAAAACAATAGTTCTAGGGGGAATTGAACATGACAAAGAAAAAACTAGCGTGGATTGTTGGCGTTTGGCTTTTGTTGGGCGTTATTGTTTGCGTTTGCGTTTCCTTAATTGCCGAAAACGACAATGCAAAAGAAGCGGCCAAAGAAATCAAACAATCGACAGCGGCAACCGCTACGGCGGCGGAAGAAAAACCCGCTCGCCAGTATTTCAAGGCGGGCATTGATAATGGCGCGATAATAAGAAATCCTTTAATGCGCAATTACAACAATAGCTCAAGGAACGACACGCCGAATGGTTGGCTGCAAGTTGTTTCACTTGCTGCGGATGAATGGGAAAGCGTGACCGGGGAGGACTTGACGGCGTTCTTTAACGCTGCGGATTTTTCCGGCTGTTTTGGCCTTTATTTTTTGGAGCGGGGAAACGGTTTTGCTTACACGGGACGCGGCCTTCGTATTATATTGAAAGGGCAAAACAGTTCGCTTGGCGAATTTGACGCGGACAATTTGAACGACATAAAGCTTAAAAATGAAGTCCGGCAATTTTTCTACTACGCGGACGAAAAAAGAATTCAATACTTTAACGCAAGCGACAGCGACGATGAGCCGCTGCGCGACTTGCTGGAATCCGACAAACCGCTTTTGTGGTAAAGCTTGACAAAGGCAGCGCCGCCCGATTTTGGGCGGCGTTTTTTTTGAAAAAAAAGTAAAAAATATTTTGAAAAACTATTGACAATTCAAAAATATTGCGTTATATTATTAACTGTAAGGCGGAACGACAGCCGCCAAGGAGTAGAAAGATGAAAATTGAAGCGAACACAACACTTTACGCGCGCAGCTTGGGCGACCATAATTGCATTTTTGACGTCAAGGTTTTTGGTCGAACTGCAAAGACAGCCGACATTTTGGACATTTACGGCAATCGCCGCAAGGCCAAAATTTATGTAGACGATAACGGCGATGAATACTTGATGCCGGAACGCTACAGCATGGCTCCCATTTTCCGCGCGGGAAACACAATCAAGCCGCTGCGCGACTGGGAAAAGTCCAGCGCGCCGCGTGTGGTGTAAAAAAAAACGCCCGGCCTTAATACGACAGTAGGCCGGGCGGAGCGGCAAAGCCGCAATCTACAAGAGTAGAAATTAAAATAATTCTACAGAAAAGCCGCCGGACTGTCAATCCAGCGGCGAAGGAAAAAAATGGCGGAAGAAAAAAAGAAGCGAAAGCCAGGCTCCGGCGGGGCAAGGCCTAACGCCGGACGCAAGCGCAAAGACGCGAGCGGCTTGGCGGTGACTGTTTCCTTTTGTTGCAGTCCGGCTCAAAAGGAAATGCTGGAAGCTGCCGCGAGGGAGCGCGGCGTTTCGCGGAGCGATTACATCAATTCAAAATTGTTTTAATTCCATTTTGTTGTGCTTTAGCGCTGCGGCGCAAGGGGGCTTCTATGGTTGTAAGACAAAGCGAATTCGCCAGGATGTGCGGCGTGTCTCCGGCGGCGATTGGAATAGCGGTCAAAAGGGGAAGGCTTGTAAAGACGGCGAAGGGCCGCATTGACACGGCGGCGGCGTTAAACAAGGCTTATTTGCAAAAGCGGCTTTTGAAAACACGGCGGAAGGAAAACAGGCGGGAAAGCGAATGGAACGCCGGGGCCTCGCTCGCGTCTTCCGTTTATTCGCAAGCGGGAATGGGAATCGTGGCCGCTTGCCAGTCTATAATCCGCTATGTAGAAGAACAAGAGCGGGAGCGGGCGTTGGCGGCCCGCGTGATTCACAAGCCCATCGACTTGGCCGCCGTCAATTTTTTGCGCGACTTGACCGACAAAATCGCGGCGACGGCTTATGACAATCAGCACACGCACGACGCGCTTTTAATGGCCATGAATGAAGATTACAGGCTTTGCTATATGAACGCCTTGGCGCAAAGCAGAAAACACAAGGCGGGCGGCGTTACGCCTGCGATTCCAATTCCGGGAAAAGCTCGCGCTGGCCGCAAAGGCTTAAATCAAAGCGTTTGAGGCGGGCTTTTGTTTGCGGCGCGTTCTTTGCCCATTCGTGCAGCTGTTTAATGGCCGCGTCTTGGGCCGCGCAAACGGTTGGGTAGCGCGCATGGACTTGGTGCGGGAAGGCCGCGCGGACGAGGCTTCCAATTTTGGCTTGGACAATGTAGGAATAACCGCCGCCAACGTCAACGACGACGATGGCGATCACGTCGCGGCCCCGGCGTTCCTCGCGCTTCCATACTGGACGCAAGAGGCCGCCACTACTTACGTAAGTAGTTTTGACTTCGGCGGATTGGCCAAAATCGGCGTTTTTTGGGGGTGGAAAGCCCCCGGCGGGTGTTATGTCGTTTTTTTCAAAAAAACGCGCCTGGAGCGTTTCTAGGGGCGTTTGCGTGGAAGATTTCACGATTGACTTGCCTTATTCATTTCAGCATTAACTAGGGCGGCGGCAATATCATTGATTGTCTTTGCGGCGACAAGCAAATTAAACATGGCCTCGTGAAAATCGAAGTCCGCCTTTTCAACGAAGGCCAAGCATTTGTCGATTTTGTTGGCGGCGGCAAGTAAATCAAAGTCAACGTCTGATGTTCTTATTCTCATTTTCGGCTCCTTTTTGTCGCTGGGATTCGGCGGCGGCGTAGATGGCGTTGGCCATTTCATACAAGGCAAGCGACGCTTTTGTTATTTTTTTCAAGGCGGTGCAGCTGTCAAAATATTTTCCTTCCGTAAAGGTCAAGGCCTTTTCAATTGTCGCGGCGGCTTTGTTAAAGTTGTAGCCGCATTTGTCTATGTAGATTCTCATTTGTTGGCCTCCGGCTTAAAGTCTTTTTGCCAAAGTATCGCTTTGCCTTTTTTGGCGGCATGTTTCAGCTCGGCGATCGCTCCGGGGCTGTCGTGCCAGTCGTCAAGGAAAAAAACCGCGTCGCAAACGTCGATGATTGCGAAGCAGATGTGCAGGTAGTCTTCGCGCGATACGTCGGGGTAGTCGGGAAGGACGCAGGGGACAAAGACTTCATGGCCTTGCGATTCCAAGAGCGTCTTGGCTTTTTCAAATTTCTCCAGCACGGCGGAGCGGGGCAGGCCGGTTATTTTTCCGGCGGCGTATACTTTCATTTTTTTCTCCTTGCGCTTTCGCGCTTAAAAATTGCGATTCATACGGAGCGCCAACGGGCGGACTTTCAGCGCGTCGTAAAAGACGGCGAAGCGCTTTAGCTGGTCGTCCGATATTTTGCAAGCGGATTTTTTTTCGTCTCGCATACGCTACAAGTCCGCCGCTTTGAGCGCGTCCAGCAAAGTTTGGAAGCTGGTCGGGTCTTGGCCAAGCAAGCAAAGGACGCTGGTCGCTATGTTTTGCTGGCCCGCTTCGTAGGCGGCCTTCATTTTTTTGCGTGTCGTTACGCTTGCCGATTCGCCTGTTTCGGCAAGCCATTCTTCAAAAGTCATAAGCCCCTCCCTTAAAAAACTTCCGTCCA